CCCCGTAACTTATTTAATTCGAGCGTTGCACCATGCAGGTGGTCAAAAGCAAGCGTTCTTCGATGTAGTTGAGCGCGTTGGTGTAGACAACTTAATGAAGGAACGCCAGATTATTCGCGCTACACGGCAAGAGGCCAGTGAGAAACAAAAGATAAAACCGTTGTTGTTTGCTGGATTATTAATGCAAGGAAGTGTGGTCGGTTATGACAGTAATGAGACATCCGGGGGCATGGGTGCTAGGTACTTGGGCATTGGAGCGTCAAAAAAGTATCGAAAAGATACAGTAACAGTGTCGTTACGTACAGTTTCTGTGCTTACAGGGCGGGTTTTACTTGAAGTTCTGGTCACTAAGAGTATTCTTAGTGTAGGATATAGTCAGGATGTTTTCAAATTTGTTGCCCAAGGCACAGAATTGATTGAGATAGAGAACGGCTCAGTTCAAAACGAGTCTGTCAATTTAGCCCTCCAAGCCGCCATAGAAACGGCAGTTCTCCAAACAATTCAAGACGGTCTCACGGCAGGATACTGGAGCGTTAAAAAATGAATAGAATACTTTTATTAGTTTTGTGTACGTTAGCTCATCCATTGTTTGCAGATAATGAAATTTTTATGGATCAATCTGGCGCGACGGCGAATATAGACCTAGAACAACAAGGTGGTGGCAACCTAATAGGTGGTGTTGGTTCTGTTGCTGGCAACCTTACTGACTTTGATTTTATTGGAACAACCAACACACTAGACATTAACCAGATAGGTTCAAGCAACCTGTGGAAAGGTGATATTACCGCCGATAGTTATACTGGGTTATTTCAGTTTACTGGTAACTCAAACGTGATGAATGTAGTTACCGACACAACCAATACTTATGGCGCAGATTCTAGTAATGTTAATGTCAACGTGACAGGTGCAAGCAATACATTGACGCTAAACCAAGCGACCACGGCAGCAGCAGGAACACTAGATCTTGATTGGATTATTCAAGGCTCAAACAATACGGTCACTTCAACTATTAATATTGACCAAGCCACCAACTATATGGACATCGACGGTTCTGATAACACAGTCACATATACTGGCACAGGGGTTAACGCTAGTTCAGGTGGTTACTTCTGGTTAGATCACACTGGCGGTAGTCGAGCTTTTACAGTTTCTCAAACGAGTACATCAAACAATGACTGGCTCAAGATTACTTCTAACGGCTCTAATGGCACTGTTTGTGTCGAGCAAGATGACGGTGGGACTGCTGTGGGCTGCTGATATTGGAGCAATATCCGAGTTACAGGGTAATGCACAAGTTGTCCGAGACAAGCCACTTAAAGCCGACTTAGATTTAGGCATACAATCTAACGACAACGTAGAAACCACCGCTGGTAGGTTAGCAATAACCTTTGAGGATGACAGCCGGGTCAAGTTAACCGAACACAGTAAGCTGGTCATTGACGAATACATCTACGATCCAAATCCCGATAGAACCAAGATGGCGTTAAACTTTGCCAGTGGCACAGCACGTTTTATTACAGGTGGCTTGGGCAAGATAAACAAACAGAATATTAAATTACGCACTCCAACCGCCAATATTGCTATCCGTGGTACGGATTTTACCGTGACGGTAGATGAACTGGGGCGTAGCTTGGTTATTTTACTGCCTGATGTAAACGGCATATCTTCTGGCGAAATCGTAGTATCGACAGGCTCTGGCAGCGTCACGCTGAACAAACCGTTCCAATCGACCACTGCTTCGATGTACGAACGACCCCCTAGTAGCCCAGCCATTCTTGATTTGACCATCGATTTAATTGACAACATGCTGATTGTTACGCCACCAAAAGAAGTAGAAGTGGTAGATGAATCGTATAACGTGGTCGAAAGTAACCCCTACCTAGACTTTAGTGGCTTGGACGTAGACTTTTTAAACGAGGACTTGTTGGAAGAGGAAGCTGAGTTTACTGAGTTAGATATCAATTACTTAGACGTAAATTTTCTTGAAGACCTGCTTAATATTTTAGATGCGTTAGCCGTGGCTGAAGAAGAAGACAGATTGAAGCAAACAGCAGGAATTAACATTACAGGAACAGAGCTAGGTCAAGACAAGGACACCCAGATAACGACGTTAATTACAGGAAATGTAATTAGTTTTCGGCGTTTTGTCGAACACAAAGTACGTCTGGATATAGAAGGCGGTGGCTCATATACTATTATGTTGATACAAAACGGTGTAGTTAACCAGATTAAAGTCAACGGTGGAGGCGATTCTCAGATAATGATTACGCAAGGTTCGTGAAAAAGTTTTTAATAATACTTAGCTTATTAAGTATTCCGCTTGTATTTCAATGGGATATGTATCAAGTATTAAAACTTCGTACTTTTGATAACCTAGTATTACCAGGTACGTCCTCAGGTTACTTTTCTGTATTAAATATTACTGAAGAAGATATTGACCGAGAAGGTGGCTACCCGTTGCCACGCTACCGACTTGCAGAAATACAGCATGATTTGTTAGAGCATGGAGCAATTGGCGTGGGCTGGGCTATTGGATTTCCACATCCAGACAGGTTAGGTGGCGATGAAGCGTTTGCATATTCTATGAGCTTCTCTAAAACTGTACTGCCTTTATTTGAATATAGTAACGGCGAGTACCCGGACACTGTTGGTACAGTAATACTAGGTGAGGAAGTCGGTGGTTTTAAAGCATCAGGAACTCTGCAAAACATACCGATACTGCGTGAATCTGCATGGACAGAACAAGGTATTGCTACTGCTCCAGTCGATATAGACAACTTGGTGCGGCGAATACCGCTACTGTACAAAACTCCAGATGGTTGGTTAGCTTCATTCGGTACACAAATATTAAAAACGCTGTTAGATGTTGATACTTACGTTATTAAAACAAATGAAAATGGTATTGAAGAAATACGGGTACGAGGATTACCTCCTGTAAAAACAGATTCGTTAGGTCGCAAATGGGTATCTTGGATTGTTCCACATGAAACATCTTTGCAAAATATGGATGTTGAGGGAAAGTTTGTTATTGTCGGCACAGATGCAGCAGGTATCATGCCACAACTTGCTACTCCAGTAGGTTTGCTTGAACCACATTATATACAAGCTGCATTAGCTGAAAGCATTCTGCAACCCGACAGCCCGTACATTCCTGACTATGCATTGGCTGTAGAATTAGCTATATTTATAACAACGGTTTCCCTGGTCTGGGCTGCTATCGTTAACTTTAATATACTGATTGGGGCAACTATTTTTGTAGTAACGATTCTAGGAGCCGCAGCCCTTGGCGTTACTTTAATTCAAAAAGGCATATTAATTGATGTAACTTGGGCAATAATCAGTCAAATACTGGCCTCTACGGTGGCCTACTTTATAAATTTCCGTACCCAGTATCGACTTAGGCAACAAATAAAGAAGCAATTTGAGCATTATTTAGACCCAAGACAAGTAAAACGGCTGCAAAAGAACCCTGATTTACTTAAACTTGGCGGCGAAACTCGATACTGTACGTTTTTGTTTACTGATGTTCGAGGATTTACAGCGCTATCAGAGTCATTACCGCCTGAAAAAGTTACTTATATAATGAATAAAGCGTTAACTGCCCAGCAAGCAGCTGTTCAACAATACAGTGGTACTGTGGATAAGTATATCGGAGACGCTATGATGGCATTTTGGAACGCACCATTTGATCAAGATGACCACGAAAAACTAGGTGTTGACTGTGCTTTGCAGATTGTTGAGAACTTAAAAGAACTAAACGAAGAACTGCAAGCTGAAGGACTGGCACCGGTTGCTATTGGTATCGGAGTAAACTCTGGTGCTGCAGTAATAGGTAATATGGGTAGCAATACTCGATTTGACTATACTGCTATAGGAGATGCCGTCAACACCGCCGCCCGCCTAGAGTCTGCCACTAAAGATCAAAATGCAACTTTACTGATTGGAAAGTCTACAGCTAACAAATGCAAACGTTATTGCAGGTTTGTTAATGATATTAGTGTCAAAGGAAAATCTGATAAACTTCAAGTATTTACAGCGTCGCTGGATGTCCTGTAGTACATATAGACTCAATCCAACGTATAACTGCTTTTATTGGTAAAGCGTTATCATCAAAATATTCTTTTGTTATATCTCTATCCCACTCGCCCCTGGAAAGAATAACAACCTTATCTTCTGCA